TGGGTATCAATATCCATATCATCTAACTTATCCCAAAAAACTTTTTTAAAGTTATGAGCTGTATTATGGTTAATAAACTTTCTTCTATCTACCACATCACCAAGATGTACCAATGTTCCAATATTATGTTCTTTCAGGTAAGGAAAGAATATATTATTGTAAAACTTATTTTGGTATTCTATAAAAGCAGGTGAATCGTTACGGCAGCCAAAGTGTGTATCATTCAGTAGTGCTATCTTCATTAATAAAATATTCCAAGGTTGATTTAGATTGTTTAGCAGTCTTTTTTGTTTCTTTTTTCTTCTTAACTGGTTCGTCTATTACTGTATTTTTTTGTAAGAATTCAGTAAATTGATTTTTAAAATCTCTATCTTCTCCAGGTTGTAAAGTTAAATCATCATAATTAGCTTCCATTATTAGTTTTTGTTTAATAGTTACTTGTTTTTTTTCTTTTTGTATTCTTCTAATAAAGGCATAATATATGATTTGTGTAAAATAAGCAAAAGGATTATTAGATTTTTCTGGATTAAAGTTATCCAAATATTGTAAACAATTCTCTATACCATCGGATATCATATCATCTCTAAAAGTATAATTAATAAAATTAGGTCTATATGATAAGTGATTTGCAATTTTTAAGAAACAACTACCTATGTAATCAGTAACAGGTGGTCTTTCTTTTTTCTTTTCTACGGCCTCATTGACTGATTTTTTAAATTCAATCATGGCAGCTAAAAACTCCTTGTTATTTACATAATGTTCTTTTTGTGTTTTTGTTTTTTTAGTCATGTTGGACATTATACATTATCTCCTCGGTTTGTCAACCTTAGGTTGGCATAAATTATTTTTAAAAAACTTTCATTCCACGCTTGACATCTCCCAAAAAAAGGATATAATAGGCGGTGTCCTCCGTTAAGAGAAATACAGCTAAGCCACCTATTAGATACTTTGTTTTTATTTTTATTAATGGACGGTTGGGTCGTCTTCGAAATCATCAAAGATTTCGTTAATTCTTTTATCATCTTCTTCACTCACTCTTTCTCTTTCATATGTCGGTGTTTGCAATCTGCCAGGCAGTTTATCTACCGTACTATATTCACCAATAATACTTACATACGAATTCTGCATTTCTCCAGTCGCATTGGTTATTGTCATTATTTTTTCTTTTGGAATAGTAATAATCTGGTCGCTTGTATAAGCAGTCCACTTTACTAGTGCCACATAATCTTTAAATCCCTGAGGTGTTAATTGAGGGATATACTTAACCTGAAACGGTTTTGATATTCTTAATAGTTTGGATTCCTCAGGTAATTGGTCTGAGGGAAAAGCACAAACAATATCATCTCCGTTAACTAATTTAACTATTTTAATGTTTGTCATTTGTTTAACTCC